ACTTTTTATACACCCACGATGTCAAACAAATAGGGGGTATTTGGCTATATTTGCCTTATGGAAGTAATGAATGATCGCGCAAAATCTATTTTTTCAAATACGATTAAGCAATTAAAAAAACTGAAACAATATCATGACATTGATGAAAAATTAATTCAAAGTTACGCTGTTGAAATGGCCACATACGAAGAAGCCAGTGAGCAATGCAACGCACAAAGTGAGTGCATTCCTGCCCCGTCTGGTTACTTAATGATTAATCCATGGTACACAATTCGAAAGCAGTCTTTGAAATCTGCTATGGACATAGCAAAATTGTTCGGGTTCACTCCAATAGTGCGCAAATCACTTGGGGCTAACAAGGAAATCGAAACTCCAATGTTTGATTTGTTGACTAATCGCGAAAAGTTAGGATAATTAATTACCTTTGTTTTATGAAAAATAAAAATATCGAAAACGCGGCAAAGCCAGTTGAAAGAAATCAATTGCCTTATGAAGTTGAACAAGTTGGTTTGGCTTATGCTGTAAAATTGGATGGAATTTTGTGCGACGAAAACGGGAAGCCGAGCGAAACGCCAAGGTTTTACATGAACTCAGCAAAGGCGACAATCGCAAAGGATTACTTTATCTCAAAAAATTAATTTAATCTATTTTGGAAATAGTAACTAAGTATATTTCCGATGTGCTTACGGGTCGAATATTGGCTTGTGAGTATGTAAAAAACGCCTGTATTCGGTTTAATTCTGACTTGGAGCGTGAAGATATTAAATTCTCTGAGCAGCATTATTTGTATTGCGCAAAGCTGATTGAGAATTTAACACATACTGTCGGGGAAAAAGCGGGTGAAAATTTTATTCTTGAACCTTGGCAGCATTTTATCGTTGCAAATATTTTCGGGTTTTTAAAGCCAAACGGAACGCGGCGCTATACTCGTGCCTATGTTGAACTTCCTCGTAAAAATGGAAAGTCAACTTTTGCGGCCGCGCTTATGTTGTTCGGGTTAATTGCGGACGGGGAAGAGGGCGCTCAAATTTATTCGGCAGCTACAAAACTAGATCAAGCTATGATGGTTTTTGGAGAAGCGTACCGAATGGTTACAAAAAATAAAATTTTTGCTGGCCATTTAAAATCTGCAAACTCTATTCATAACCGATACGTTTCAAAAGAAAATTCTATTTTTAAGCCGCTCGAATGGAATCCAAAAAAACAGGACGGATTAAACGCTCATTTTTGTTGCATAGATGAATATCACGCGCATTTATCAGATGAAATGTACAACGTAATGCGGAACTCGATGGGCGCTCGTGCGCAGCCCTTGTTGTTTACAATCACAACGGCGGGCTTCAATAAAGAAAGTCCGTGCTATCGACACCGAAAATATTGCACAAAGGTTTTAGATTCTAGTATTCAGGATGATGCGCTTTTTGCAATTATCTATACATTGGACAAAGATGACAATTGGCAGGATCCGAAAAACTGGCAAAAAGCAAATCCAAATTGGGGCGTAAGCGTTAATCCGCGAATACTCGAAGAGGGATTGTCGGAAGCGAAAGAGATGCCACATAAGGAAGTTGAATTTAAAACTAAATTGTTAAATGTTTGGACGGATTCAGCGACGACATGGGTAAGCGATGACCTTTGGAACGCTTGCGGAACGGATGAGAATTTGGCAATCGGGGAATGTTACGGCGGTTTAGATTTGGCAACGGTTTCAGATTTTTGCGCGTATTCGTTATATTTTCCTGAGACTAAATTTTGCAAAACGTTTTATTTTATTCCCGAGGATTCTTTAAACAAACGAAACGACCAGTCAGGTGAATCAATTCGAGAATGGGTATTACGTGGGAATATTATTGCGACACCTGGCAACGTTACGGACTACGATTACATACGTTCAAAGATTAATGATTTAGCGTTGTTGTACGGCCGTCCTATGGATATTGCCTTTGACCCTTACAACTCTTCGCAGTTGGTTATTCAATTGCAAGACGATGGTTTTAAAATGTACAAATACAGACAGGGTTTTATTTCAATGTCAAAGGGTACAAAAGAACTTGAACGATTGATTACAGGCAAAGAATTTAAGCACGATAATAACCCCGTATGTCGTTGGATGATGGCAAATATTTTAATCGTTCAGGACGCTGCTGGTAATATCAAAATCGATAAGCAAAGTAGCAACGATAAAGTCGACGGACCAGTTTCAAAAGTTATGGCAATTGGAACTTGGATTGAAGAAAACATGGATAAGGAAGTCCCACAAGAATTTTTTGTTTACGATTTATGACCCATAGAGAATTTTTCGAGCTGTATTATGAAAACTTGCCTAAGTACAAATTTTATTATTTGGCCTATGAGGAAGTTGAGCGAATCCATGTCGAAAAATTTGGGAAAAGAATGTTTAAAAATGCGACGGTATTTCGTGCGACGATAAGCAGATTTATGAGCGGAAGCAAAATTGTAACAAAAAAAAGTAAGTAAGTTTATAATTTTGCATGAATGGCATTGATAGATTTTTTTAAAAGAGAGAAAAGAAGTAGCGCCCAGGTGCCTAATTCCTATCAGTGGTTTTTAGATTCATTGGGCAATATCTTTGGAACGACTTCACAAAGCGGCCAGACGGTAACACAAAAAACGGCTATATCAATTGCAGCGGTTAAAAAGTGCGTTGATATTATTTCGAATGGTATTGTAAATTTAAATGTCAAAGTTTATTCAGACATTGACGGAGTAAAAAAAGCCGAACCAAAACACCCAATTGCAATTTTAATTGACGAACCCAATACATTCCAAACCAAATCACAATGGATTGAATGGATGGTAATGTGCCAAGTTTTGAAAGGTAACGGATATTCTCAGGTTATTCGAAACAATAATTTTCAACCAATTGCATTAATGCCATTGATTACCGAAAATGTAAAGCCAGTTATTCAGGATGGAATTTTACGGTATCAAATTACCAACAACGATAAAAGCGATTATGTTGAAGCCTATGACATAATCCATTTTAAAGGCAAGTGTTTAGAGACCCCTTTATTTGGTTATAGTCCTATTGTGTATCACCGTGAAACTATGGGCGTGTCGTTAGCGGCAACTGCAGGGCAGTCTAGTTCGTACAAAAACGGGGTATTAAAGTTTTTTATTAAAACAACTGGAAATTTAAACCAAACACAACTTGGCGATTTAAAAACATCCTTAAACAATGTAATTGATAACAAATCAAATTCATTGGCCGTTCCAGGCGGTGTCGGCGTTGAACGAATCCAAATGACACCCGAGGAAGCGCAATACATTTTAAGCAAAAAAATGAGCGCTGAGGAAATCGCTAATATTTTTGGCGTTCCGATTTCAATGGTTGTTTCAGGTGTAAACGGAAAAGCAACAGTTGAACAGGAATATCAAGAATTTTATAGTAACACTTTAGCCAATTACGCCATTAAAAACGAAGAAGAATTGCGCCGCAAGTTGATTATAAAGCCAGCGGAAAAAGGCGTTTACTATTTTAAATTTAATTTCAATAGCTTGTTACGTGCAACCGCATTAGATCGCGCAGAATTTTACAACAAAGGAATAAATAACGGATGGATGTCTCCAAACGAGGCGAGAGGGTTTGAAGACCAGAACGCGTACGAAGGTGGGGATCAAAAATTTGTTAATGCGAATTTGATACCAACTGAATTAATGAGTGAATGGATTGAGGGAAAAATCAATCAATTAAATAGCGCTTCGATTACAAACAATAATCCAAACGGCAATAATTAAAAATATGAAAAATGCAAATATAGAAAGGCGCAAACTTGGTTCTATTGAACAACGTGCCATGGTTGACGGCGTCGAGTTCCCTGATAAATTCGGTGGAGTCGCTGCTGTTGTTGATACCGTTACCGATATGGGTTGGTATGAGGAAAAAATAGCAAAAGGCGCGTTTGATGCTGCTTTGGCTGCAACGGATTTGGATATTCGTTGCTTATACAACCATGAAGAATGCAGCGTTTTAGGACGTACACTTTCAGGAACTTGCCGCGTGTTTGTTGATGATAATGGAAATTTAGCATACGATTACGATTTCGACGCTAATTCACCTTTACATAAAACCGTTGCAAGCGCAATCATTCGCAAAGATGTAACTCAAAGTTCTTTTGCTTTTACGATTGAAGAGGTGAATTGGAGTAATAGCGCGAAATATGGTGAAATGGGTTTGAGAACTATTACAAAAATCAAAGCATTGTATGATGTTTCCCCCGTTACTTACCCCGCTTATGAAGATACAGAAGCGGATAGTCGCAGCGCATCTTTAAAGGAAGAAAGAAGCAAATTTGCTACACCTGAAATAAATGTAACAGAATTGCAACAACAAGAAATGCGAAATAGTTTAGATTTGTGCAAATTAATACAACTAAAAAAATGAATAAAGTTCAATTATTAGAAGAACGCTCTGGTTTAGTTGCTGAGCTTGATACAGTTCAAGCAGCATTAACCACTGAAAAGCGTGGATTTAACGACACCGAGCGAGCTCGCGTAGTTGAAATCGAAGAAAGATTAAACGCTATTAATGGCGAAATCGCAGCATTGGCAGTATTGGAAAAACGCGCAAACGGTTCTTTCAATTACGGCGTTGAGGCTTCAAAATCAGAAGAAAAAGAAAAAAGACAATTTTCTTTTTCTAAGTTAATTTCTGAGGCTGGCACTAACAGTATTTCAGGAATTGAAAAAGAAATGGTCGAAGAGTCTGCAAAAGAGGCTCGCGCAATGGGTATCACTCCACAAGGGATTTATTTGTCAAACGACATTATGAATTTTAAAGTTCGTGAAGCTCGTACAATGTCGGCTGGTTCTGCAACTGCGGGCGGTAACTTTATTCCATTAGAAAAAGTTGGCTTCTTTGACGCTTTGTACGCTAAAACCATATTAGATCAATTGGGTGTTACCAAATTGACTGGACTTGCTGCAAACGTTGACTTGACTGGATTTAGTTCTGCTGCAACTGTGGCTTGGGCTGCGGAAACTGCGGATGCAGCTTCGGGTGATCCTGCAACGGCTGCACGTCAATTACGCCCATCTCGTTTGAGTGCGTATAGTGATATTTCTAAACAATTATTGTTGCAAAACAATCAATCAATTGAACAAGAAATTATCAATAGTTTCATTAAAGCATTGGCAGTTGAAATTGAAAGAGCTGCAATCAATGGTTCAGGTTCTAGTAATCAGCCATTAGGTTTATTAGGAACTTCTGGTATTAATTCAGTTGCAATGGGAACTAACGGAGCGGTGCCAAGTTTGGCGAAAGTTCTTGAATTAGTTGCGGCAGTTGAAAATGCAAACGCAGGAATCAATGGTAAATTCTTAATCAATCCTAAATTGGTTGCTAAATTGAAGCAAACTGAAATCAGTTCAGGTTCAGGCGCAATGATTATGTCTTATATGGCATACTTCAATGGCATGTCAGACCAAATCGACGGAAAGCCAGTATTTAGCACAACCAACGTTCCAAGCAACTTGACAAAAGGTTCTGCGAGCGGCGTGTGTTCTGCAATGATTTACGGAGATTGGGAAAATTTGGTTATCGGTCAATTCGGTGGCGTTGAATTGGTAGTTGATCCATATTCACAAGCTATCGGAAACAAAACTCGTGTAGTTTTAAATCAGCATATCGGTATTGCGGTTAAACAACCTGCTGCCTTTGGTGCTATTGTTGATTTACTTACAACGTAATCAATAGGGCGGTGTAGCTTCGTCGCTTATCCGCCCACTAATTTATGGGTAAAAATAATAAAGGTAGTGAATCTGCGGAAGTAGCAAACACTAAATTGATTAAATTCACATTTTCGCCAATGGGCGCTTATGGTTTAGGATATTTTATTGGCGACGTTGCTGAAATTGAATCAGAATTAGCGGATAAAATTGTGGCAAATGAGCACGCTGAGTATGTAAGCGAAATCGAAGTTGCTATTACCGATTCTGAGCCAGTTGTAAGCGCAGACGAAATCTCACCAGAAGGCGCAGAAGCACTTTAAAAAATGTTAATTGGACGTAAATTAATATCGAAATCAAATCCCGACACGGACTATCTTTCACTTTCAGAAGCGAAGGCATGGTTGCGCGCTACCCATACGCGTGAAGATGATTTGATTTCGATGCTAATTACGAATGCAATTGCGCAAGTTTCGAACTATCTAGGCTACTCGGTTGTAAAAGCCAACACAAAGTATTCATTTGACTATTTAGAAGGCGCAAACGCGGCCATATCGCCGTTTTTGGGCAATGCTATTCCTGTTGGTAATTACTTATTTATTCCTTCACGGGTTATTAGCTTAGTAACGGCAAAATATATCGACGATACCCAAACGGCTCAAACGTTGGATATTGTCAACAATGCTGCAAATTCACAAAGCCAGTTTTGTTATTCTTTGCTAGTTAATTCGGCTCCAACTAGCTTAACCGATGCGCGTGAACGATTTGTTATTGAGGTTTTGGAAGGATTCGAGCCGACTGAGTTTCCTGCGGACGTGAAATTGGCTTGCTTGTTAATCATTGGACAATTTTACGAAAATCGTGCAAATATCATTGTAGGCGCGACGGTTAACGACATTCCAAAAGGAACTGAATATATTTTAGATCAATATCGCGCAATTAATTTCGTTTAAATGGATGCAGGAAGATTTGATACACCGATTGAAATTTGGCGTTTTGCTTATACTCAAAACACAACAACGGGCGAAAAAGTAAAAACATGGTCAAAATTGTCCGATGAATGGGCAAAATACGACGCGATCGAAAGTGGTTCGGAAGGTGTTTTTGGAAACCAACGCGAAAACAAACAACAAGTTTTATTCAAGATTCGCTATTGCGATTTAAAAGTTGCAGATAGAATTGTTTTTGACGGCCAAAATTATAACGTTATTACAATTTCAAATATTCAAAGAGACATGTATTTATTTGTAACAACTCAATTAACGCAATAATGGTAAAGGTCGAGAATGTCGATAAGGTAGTTGCGGCCATGGAACGCAAACGGAAGGCACTTACACGTAATAGAGTTGTTCAAAGAGTTTTAATCGATGTTGCGTTACCCCTTGTGAAAGAAGTTCGCGCAAATGCCCCAAATGAAACGCTTAGAAACGCTTATGGTTTCATAACGCGTAAAGACAATAAATACCCAAACACAATTTTAATAGGCCCTAATTATAGCGTTGATGGGGGCGGCCAATTATCACATATTTTTGAATATGGAACGGCTGTCAGAAAGACAAAAGACGGTCAAGATAGGGGATTTATCAAAGCGGTTCCATACATTCGCCCCGCATTTGATAAGTACAAACAACAAATTGCAACACAAGTAGGCGATAAAATCACTAAAATTGTAACTGAAAATAAATAATATATAAAAATATGGCAGCTTCAACTGGTTACACAAACGGCACGCTATTAGGGATGTTCATTGAGACAACCACGGGCGGCACTACTACAAAAACAAAATTCGCCAACGCGCGAACAAACGATTTCGAAATGACTAACGACATGATCGACGCTTCTAATAAAGATAGCGCAGGTTGGAAGGAATTTATTGCGGGTTTACACTCAGCAACTATGACTTGCGACGGAATCATGGAAGAAGACGGGTCAGTTGGCTCAGGTCAAGAAAGCCCAGAAGACTTATTGGCGCGCGCTATTGCACACACCCCCGTTGTAGTTGTTATGGGATCTGGCATTGTTGGTGATTTGAAATTGACTATGAATGCGTTGGTCAGTTCATTTTCTTTAAGTGCACCAGATAACGACGTGGCAACATTCTCTGTAAAACTTCAAGTTACAGGCGCTGTTACTGTCGGCAAATTCGTATAATTCAGATTCGTTTTTTCATACATTAAGGGCTGCCTATTTGGTAGCCTTTTTTGTTTTATATTTGTAACATGAAAATTTTAATAAACGAAATCGAATATCCGATATTTTTCGGGATGACTGCAATTGAAAAAACAATGATTAGTTTGAATTGTGATAGTTTTGAAGCGATGGGGGATAAACTAAAAAGCAATTTAGGAATGTTCCAACTACACCGCGAAGTTGCTTATAATGGCATTTTGGCGGGTTGCAAAAAGGAAGGAGTTGTATTGCCTTGGAAAGATTCGGAGGAGTTTGGTAATTCGATTGAATCATTTGAACAACTTACACCAATAGTTGCGCATTTTTGGGAGGTTTTCGGCGGTTTTTTCAAAACGACGGGGGAAGCCAAGCCCCAAAAGGTAAGCAAAACCACAAAGCAAAATCCTTAACTTGGAAGGAAATTAAAGAAGCCGCATTTGGCGAAATGGGTATTATGCCAAATGATTGGGAGTTGTTAAGTCCTGAATATTTCATGATACGCTTTTCGGGGTTGCGCAATGCCCAAACTATGATTTATCGTCAAGAATGGGAGCGGTCAAGATGGACGGCGTTTATTTTATTGTCTCCACATATAAAAAAGAACGCGAAAATGTCGCCACAAAATTTAATTGTGTTTCCTTGGGAATCAGACCAAGAAGAGAGTATTGCCGAATTTGTAGCGAAACGAAAGGATTTATACGCTAAATTAGCGCCGTAATGCAAGCGCCTGAAATAACTTATAAAATATTGTCTAGCAACAGCTCAGTAGTGGCAGTTGTTGGAGATAGAATCACACCGATGGAAATCGCTCAAACGTCTCAGTTTCCTGCGATTTGCTTTCGTCAAATTAGCGAACCTCAGAACAACACAAAGAGCGGACATAGTAAAACCAACTATGCGCGCGTACAAGTGGATATTGTAGGGTATGAATATACTCAGGCCACTAGTATTGCAAAGTTGGTTCGAATTGCTATGCTTGCTGTGAATCCACCCGTTATAATTAATGGGTCAATGGTTTTAGGTATCGAACTACTCGACCAAATTCCATTTACCGAAACAACCGAAAGCGAAGAAGGTACATTCAGGATTATGCAAGATTATTCAATATGCTTTAATGTAAATTAAAATGGCAGATAAACAAATAAATATAGTAATTGGAGCGGATATAAATAAGCTCGAAAAAGGTTTTAAAGATGCCGTTAGAATTATTGGCGCCAGCGGTAAAACCATAGACAGCCAAATGGAAGCCGTCGTAAAATCTATTGAAAAAGATTTTGAACGAATTGCCAACTCACCAAACACAAAAAGAACCGTTGCTCAGCTTCAAAATTTGGCGCTTAAAGTCCAAGCACTTGGTCCCGAATTTGAAGACATGGCAAATAAAATTATCAAATCTGCTGGTCAAATTAAAGACAAAGTTAGCGATGCTGGTGCTCAAATTCAATATTTTTCTAGTGATACGCGCAGAATTGATGCTGTTGTTTCGGCTGCTCATGGTGTTGCTGGGGCTTTTGGAATTGCTGAAGGAGCTGCTGCGTTATTTGGATCTAAAAATGAAGAACTTCAAAAAACACTGGCAAAAGTTCAAGGCGCAATTGCTTTAATGAATGGAATACAAGCTGTGCAAAATGTGCTGCAACAAGAAAGCGCTGCCATGACTGGATTGAACGCAGCCGCACAGCAAGTTTTAGCAATTAAAACTTATGCAACTGCGAGCGCCATGAATGCTTTAAAAGTAGCTATGGTTGCAACGGGTATTGGTGTTGCTATTGTATTAGTTGCACAATTTGCAAGTGCTATGAGCGATGCTGCTGATAAAAGCAAATTACTTGGGGAATCAATACAAAAAGCAAATAAAGAAGCTGAGGAAGCGGCAAAAGCTGGATTTGAATCTCAAAAGAATTTTGCTGATAGGCGTATTGGGGAGCTAGGCAAGGAATTACAAGCCCAAGGCAAATCAAATATTGAAATACTAAATGCTCAAATGGCATTTATTAAAAAACAAAAGAATTTAACAATGCAGCAATACCTTGATATTAAGACTAATCAAGCTATAAAAGGGCAATTATTTAAAGAGTACAATGATTTGGAATCTCAAAGATATGGGCTTGAATTAGATATTCAAATTGCGGCAAATGAAGCTAAGAAAAAAGCAAACGATGAAGCGATAAAAAACGAAAAGGAATTTATAAAATTAAAACAAGATTTAGACAAAGAACTAAATAAACAAAAGCCAGTTTTGTCAAATGGCAGCATGAATTCAACCGAGCCAACATACGAGCAAAAAGGGGGAAGTTTAGGAATAGCAAAAAAACAAAAAGAAGATACCTTAAAGTTTACTGAATCAATTTCAAGTGATATTATTACAGCTGAACAAAATTTTAATGATAAAAAATTCACTGTTGATATGAAAGCAATTGAAAATACTAGAAAAATATTAGCAGCAAATCAAAGTATTACAGACGAAAAAATAAAACAACGAGAAAGAGAAAAACAAGCACAAGATGAATATATCGCCGACAATGATAAATTTGTTGCGGCTTTTAATGCTTCATTTGCAAATATTCAGTCAGATGCTTACGCCAATATTGGACTTGCAATTGCGGATGGGTTATTAAATGGTAGCAATGTTTTACAAAGTGTTTTTTCAATTATGTTAAATTCTGTCGGAGCGTTTGCGGATGCTTATGGAAAAGCATTAATTGCGGCAGCTGTCGCGTCTGAGGCATTTCAAAAATTATTAATATCAAATCCAGTTTTAGCCATTGGCGCGGGTATTGCTTTGGTTGCTGCGGGGGCAGTTGTTAAATCAATTGCAGCAAAAGGACCAACAGCATTTGCCGACGGGGGTATAGTAAGCGGCCCGACATTGGGGTTAGTTGGTGAATATCCAGGGGCTTCAAGTAACCCCGAGGTTATTGCGCCGTTGGATAAATTAAAAGGAATGCTAATGCCTATGAGTGGCGGTAATTTTCCAATGTCAATGGAAACGAGATTTGACGGAAGGGACTTATATTTGGCAGTAAAAAAATACGAAAGGGATTCAAGACGTGGCTAGAAAATATTGGGGTGAATTTATATCCATTGCGAATGTAAATTATAAAGTTGAAATATGGGATGCGCCAACAGGGAGCGGCTCAGGTGGTACAGAATTGCGAATTGTAAATGAAGGGTTTACGATTGAAAGGCAAGGGCAAGGAGACACGCTATTTGAAAATATAGTTAAGAAATCCAAGGCGTCTGTATTTTTTGCAATTGACAATAATACGGATGCGACGTATTTTGAAAATATGGCAACGGACGGCGAGGGCTCTCACGCGATGATCATCTACAAAAACAACGCTGTTATTTGGATAGGTCGCGTTTTAAGTGATTTATTCCAATGGCAGCGCTCAGCAGTTGAAGGAAACCGTATTTATGAAATTACGTCTGTTGATACGCTTTCGTTGTTGGATAATTACAAAATTGATACGGCTTGGTTTACAAGTGGCAAAATTACTTTGTTGCATTTGATTACTTCAATTTTAAAAGTTACCGAATTGGATGCTTACTGGGGCGCAGTTGGTCGTTCTGGTTATTTTGTTGCGGATGCTTTATTGACTTATGAAAATAGCTCAGGTACAAATTATAGATTACCAAGATTTAGAATTAATGCGGCTAGTTTAATAAAAAACTACGACCCTACACAAAATATAGTTCAATCGAGCGACGATGAAAACGAAGACAATATAACGTGCCTAAAAGCACTTGAAAAAGTTTTAGGAAATTTTGCTGCGTATATTATTTTAGAAAATGGAATGTATTTTGTTCACCAATACGCGGCTTATACAAATTCAATTATTTACGATAGTTATTCAACAACCGAAACACTAACCGCCACAAATACAGTAATTACACATGAGCATACAATCAGTAATTCTGCGCGTCCATTTCTTGAAGCGTTTCCTACACATTCATACCAGCCAGCAATTAAAAAAATAAAACTCACTACACATAAAGCAGTAAGTAAAAAAGTTGCTAAGACATGGAGGACGCCTTATAATAATTCTCATTTGAGTATTGGTCCCGTAACTATGACAGAAGACAAATCTGTTAAATTTAATTTTTATATTAATTTCATTCCGAATTATAGGGATGTTTATGTTTTTAAATATAGAGCATGGGCGCAAGAAAGATCTACGGGAAACAAATATACATGGAGTGGGACAGCATGGGTATTGACTCCAACAGTTGCATTTTCGGGTAATTTAAAAATTGATTTGCCTTTTAGAGCTGCGGCTGCAGGAGCAAATCCATACTCGCATCAATATAGATTGAGTTACTCGGTGCCAGATAATAGCTTTATTTCGGGTTGTGATTTTTATGCTGAAATGTATTTGTTGCAAAATGTTCAAACACCTGGTTCAACTACGATAATAGATGCGGATTTCACAGGATCAATTACAGTCATTCAAGAATTAAATGATAATTTAACAACTTATAATAATATAAACAACACAAAGGCTTCAAAAGTTATTGACTTGGATTCCTATTATTATGATGGATTTGGCTCGGATTCAATTGGTTCTATTCAAGTTTATGACGGAACCAATTGGAGTAATTCCGATTCATGGATTGCAGCAGGACCAACAAGTGGGAGCTTTGAAAATATTTATGCAAAGCAAGTTTTAGGGTTTTATTCAAAAGCCGTTAAGTCAGTAAAAACAAACGTCCGAGACAATGGTGCGTATAATGGATTAAGGACTCTTGTATTTGATTCATCGATTTGGGTAAGCAATGGATATACCTACAACGCCATGAGTGAAACTTATGACGGAGAATGGCTTAAATTGTACGGCGATTATACGGCCGTTGAATCAGGAGATACAGAATATTATAATAATCCTGCAACTCAAAATGAGTTTAGAATTCAAGAATTAGAATCTCAAGTTGATGCAATGAATGGCGCTCAAACAAATGTATCTCAAAATCTTTCATCCAATTTATTTATTGATAAGGGGAATACAAATCCGACTATTGATACAAGATATTCCGTATCTGTATATTATCAGCCATCTATTGAAACTTCAACATTTGAACTCCAAGAACTCGGCTCACTTACAACACTAACAACAGGAACACACACAGCCAGTGTTTCAACGCCTTCATATATTTGTAATACAACCGACGGAAATATTACAATTAATCTTCCTGCAGCTGATACTTGCAAGGGAATAGAATTTTGGTTTAAGAAAACAACAAATCCGCATAGCGTAATTGTAAACGGAACGATTGACGGACTATCTCACCACGATATAACAAATCAAAATGGGTCTATTGTGATTGTTTCGGATGGGTCGGTTTATTGGATAAAATCACACTATTGATATTTGTAACAAACTGAAACGGCAAAAGATTTAATTTTGAAATATGGCAAGCGTAATTTATAAGGGCGAAGATTCTGTTATTGTTATTGATTTAGACACGGTTGTTTTTTCAACTCTTATAGATGTGTTTGTTGGTGTTAATATTGGCGGCAAACTTGTCAAAACGTACAAAAAAAGTACGGGCGGCGTAGTTGCTGTTTCAGGGGATATTAATCAGTGCAAGTTTAAAATAGTTCGTTCCGATTCACAAACGTGGGGAAGTGGAATGCTAGCACTTGTTGTAACATTGGTTTTTTCAGATTCAGAGTTTCCAGACGGCAAACACGTTGTATTTGAAAATAATATTGTAGAACTTTCTAATTCAACAACGAGTGATTTATGAATATAACAATAAATATTCCTGAGAACTCAGTAGATAACGCAGTTGTTCAGGGCAAAAAAATAACGGTTTATTTTCCCGTACAAGAAACTACCATTGTAACCGTTTTAGAAAAAGGCGTTTTATTCGGTATTCAAGGGGCGCAAGGGATTCAAGGTATTCAAGGTGATCAAGGGGCTCAAGGGATTCAAGGCATACCGGGAATTGGTATCGCTGCGGGTGGGTCAATCGGGCAAGTGTTAAAAAAAGCAAGCGCAACGGATTACGATACGACATGGCTCACCCTCGATAAAACTGCAGTAGGTTTGTCAAATGTCGACAATACAAGCGATGCAAACAAACCAATCTCAACCGCTACGCAAACGGCTTTAAACGGCAAACAAGCAACTATCAGTTTAACAACAACGGGCAATTCGGGTGCTTCGACTTTTGCTGCAAACGTTTTAAATATTCCAACATATACTTTGAGTGGTTTAGGTGGTCAACCATTAGCAACAAACCTAACATCTATTTCAGCGTTAACGTATGCTTCAACATCATTTGTAAAGATGACTGCTGCGGGGACGTTTGCGTTAGATACTAACACTTATTTGACTGCTGAAAGCGATACGTTGGCAAGTGTAACGGGTAGGGGGAATACGACAACGAATTCTATTACTGTTGGGGGGTTGACGGTTGCGACTAATTTAATTTATACCGATACAGTAAACGGGCGAGTTGGTATTAAGAGAACTAATCCAGGAGTTGAATTAGACGTAACTGGGGACATTCGTGTATCAAGTGCAATTTTTAGCACCTCGACACAAACAAACAATCTACAGACAAATGGTTCAAATTTAAGTTTTAAAAGTGCTGGTACTACATATGCTACGATGTTCTTGTCTACTGGCAACTTTGTATTCCAAAACGGAGGAACATTTACAGACGCTGGATTCCGTTTAGATGTCGTCGGAACTGCAAGGGTGCAAGGTAACCTTACTTTAACTTCAGGCAATGCTTTTGTCAATGCTGGTAATAATGTAAATTTACGTTCAAATTTAGCGGGTGGTAGTGGATATGTTGTAGATGCTGAAAGTTTTAATAACTTAACTGGCACAAATACAGAGCAAGGTTTGGCAGATTTTTCTGGGACTTATGCACCAACTTCGGCAAGTGGGACACCATCATTTAATGCTTTAAAATTAAATTTTACAATTAATCAAACGGGTGGGGCAAATGGTATTACAAGAGCTCTTTACATACAACCTACCTTAACTGCTGCTGCTGATTTTAGAGCAATTGAAATAGCAAATGGTATAACAATTCTTGGAGCATCAACAACGGCTAAAGCATCATTAAGAATACCAAGTGGAACTGCACCAACATCACCAGTTGACGGCGATATTTGGTATGATGGAACTAATATAAAAATGAGAATCGGAGCAGTAACAAAAACATTTACTTTACTATGACACATATACAACCTATATCAGTACCTACAAAAGGCGAAGGAACAATCTTCCAAATTGACGCTTTAAATTTCCCAATGAATCCAACATCAGTAGTTTTCTATTGGCAAGTTTTATCAGTTACAGACGAAAATTACACATCAGTTTTACAAGGTAATCTAACAATGGATGCTGAGACATATTCTCAATGGAATAACGATGACAATTTTGTAATCAATTGGGCTTGTAATTTGCTTAATTTTGTAATTATATGAAAACAACAAAACTAACACTTGGCGAAATTTACACTCTTAATTTAGAGTTATTTGGTAACGAAAACAACAAAGGTTTATTATCTCAAACATTGCCATTAAAAGTAAAATATTGGTTGCAAAGATTAGCCGATAAGTTAAAAAGTGAAGTGGCAACAATTGATGAAGTTCGCAACGGATTAATCAAAGAACTTGGAACTGAAATTGACGGGCAAGTTCAAATCAAAGTTGATAGTCCTAATTTTGTAAAGTTTCAAGAACAATACACCGAACTTTTAAACGAGGAAAAAGAAATCACTCATGCTATCTTTACACTTGACCAGTTTGAAACTTTAGAAGCTGCAGAATACTATGCTGTATTTTTAAAACTAATCGATGAAACACCTTAATGATACAACTGCAGACGGCTTGGCAACAACGTCTATAATTAGTTTCTTGGCAACTTTGTCAACACAACTACAACCGATTATTACGGCTGTTGCTGGATTGATTGCAATTGTTTCGGGCTTATTTGCAATCCGTTACTACTATTTAAAATCAAAAAAATGAGTCCAGTATCTTTTGCAGAATTTTCAAAGAATCCAATTAGTGCCGTTGCATTTATAATGCTTGGGGTGGTTGGATTTTTATACTATGATTCCGAAAATACTAAAAAAGAATTGATAGCTAGTTGCAAAAAAGACAATGAAATTTTAGCACATAAAATAGAAGCAATGCGAATCAAAATGAAAAATAGCGACAGTTTATTATTGTCGTACAAATTCGATTGTAATCTTTATTTGATGGCTTTAGATAGCGATAGTAGTTTAATAGCAACTTTAATGAAAAATCAAAAAAAATGAAAAAGATATTTGAAATTTTTAAAGGAGACAAAGGCGAATTTAGTTCCAAGCGTTTTGTTGGAATTATTGGTTCGCTAGTATTATTCGGGCGAATGATTTATTCTCCTATTCCCGAATTGATTCAGGCAGTTGAATACATAGCAATTTTCTCACTAGGGTTCACCTCTTTTGATAAGTTTACAAATGGCAAAAATAACCAGAATAATAGCTGAGTTAATCATTCTGGCTGCGTTGTTCTTTTTGGGCATGTATTGTGGATTTAGAACAAGTCTACCAACACAGAAACCAATGCAAGCACCTCACTCAGAATATAAAAAACAACACGATACAATACGATTAAAACAAATCAAACTAAAAACCAAATATGACACGATTGAAATTCATTTGCGCGATTCTTTTTATAGCACCGATTTTTTGCAAAGCGCAATTAATTTGCATAGATTCATTGACTCTCAAGAAAGCAAACATCTATTTAATTAAAGGTGCAAAGGCTCGTGAAGATTTGGCATTATATAGAAGTATTCGTCGTGTCGATTCTATTTATATTGATACTTTGCGGAGTGTTAATAAAACTTACCTTTCGCAGAATGCTGAGTTATTGGACAAAAATACACGCTTAACAAAATGGCTTTGGATCACGTCAATTCTTAGCGCAATTTTAATAATTTTACAATGAAACACGTACAACAATATTTAAATAGATTCGGCTGCAATTTAGAAGTCGACGGGGTTATAGGCAAAGACACGAAAGCCGAAATAAAAAAATATGTATTTAGGCAAAAAAAGGGGATAACTTGGGTTCGTTGCGATAAGAAACTAACCAACACGTTTGACGATTTTGGCGTATTATGGATTGACGGTGAAGTTGCAGAAGTATTCCCGTGCTCAACATCTGCAGGCAAACATTATATTCAAAATCCTATCACTTATGGTGGGGTAACTGGAACTGCAATTGCTGCGGCTCAGTACGTCCAAGGTTCGCATATTTTTAAAACGGCGGCAAATTGGAAGTCTTTGTGGTTAGGAATGCCTTATTTCGCGCAAATCAAACCTATTCAGATTTTCAGGGATGGAAACAAAGATGCAAATTTAGATGAGAAGGTAATTCAAAAGGGATTATTTGGTATCAATTTTCACCAAGCGGGACTAGGTAATTTTATCGACAATTGGAGTGCTGGGTGTCAAGTTGTACCTAAGGCGTATTGGTTAAAGGTGATTGCGCATTTTAAAGACGGTGAAATTATAGATTTTAGTTTGCAATATTAAAAAAGCCCCAATGAAGGGGCTGTGTTTTATTCGGTAATCTCTGTTTTTAAGTAGTCGCAAATCTTAGTTATTCGCTCCTTTGCAAGTTGAATGATTTCCTTATTCTTTTTCGTTTTGCACTCAGGATAATCAATCGCTTCGAGTTGGTTTAAGAACTCTTTTAATTTCCCACTATCGTCTAATTTTGCCAGTCGTTCGGCTTCTTTATTTGCAGCTTCAATTTGCTTTTGCTTTTCCAATTCCAATGCTTTCGCTTCTGCTTGCGCTTTTTCGATTTCGGCTTGCTTTGCCTTTAATTGCGCTTCATGTTCAATTCTTTCTTTTTCACGTTGCGCTTCTAATGCTGCACGTTCTGCACGTTCCGCTTCTAGTTGCTTAATACGTTCAGCTCGTTCAATTTCTGCAAGTCGCTCACGTTCGGCTTGTTCTTTTTCGCGCTCGATTCTTTCTTGTTCTGCTTGGATTCTTTCGGCTTCGCGTTGCTTTTCAAGTTCAATTCTTTCAAGTTCGATTCTTTGCGCTTCAACTTTTGCTAATAACTCTTCGTGTTCTTTTTGTTTACGCTCAGCTTCTAGTTTCGCTTCATGTTGCGCCTTTTGATTATTGTAATACAACTCAAAATCTGAATCAGACATTTCGCGCAAATTAATAAAAGTTGTATCAACTTGAAACGATTCTAATTTAGCCGTCCTTAGTTGGTATTTCATTTCGGATTGTTCTAATTCGTAGCGCTCAATAAACTTTTCTTGGTATTCGGCTAAATCTTCAATGTGCTTATATTTGATTTGGATCATTTGTTTCGTTTTCAAATACAACGCATCTTCAGTTTTATAACCTGCCATTTTGTGTTGAACCTCTGCGCGTTTTAGATCCAGAACTTTTTCAACTTCTAATCTTTTACGCTTGGCTTCAAGACGAATTTGTTTTGCATATCGAATTTGTTCGACTTGGTCAATACTAGTTATTTTAACATCCTCAATTGCAGCTAATAAATTGATTTGATCCTGAAATACCGACTGAATAGATGCGGTGATTTCGTTCTTTTTTGATTCCTCTACCTGCTCGGCAAGTGGGCGAATCTCTTCGGGTAAAATTGTGATTTCTGTACTCATAATAATAATTTTTTAGTTTCTTCTGTTAATTTATATTTTGATTCAATAGCTTCGATTGTTGTTGCGCCTGATTTGATTGCAGCAAGCGCCCCTTCCCATTTTGGATGCGTTGGGGTTAATTCCTCTTTTACGGGCTGTTTAGCGGCCTTAATTCGTAGCGCGTCAACAACGTCCCCGAATGCTTTTACTTTGCTTACATAAAGCGTTACGTTTACACCCGTCCAATTTTCGACAAATTCTGAACCGCTCAACTTTACAAGTTGTTTGCAATTCGTAGCGTTCAGAATCATTGGTTTTTGATGCTGAGTGAACCAACATGTTATACAGTCCTCTTCTTTATTGTTTAGCCCTTTTACGCGCTTCATTTCAACTTTTGATACCGTTACAACTTGTTCGGCGTATTTGCCGCTATTATCGGCTAAACTGTATGCACCTAAATAGTCAGGGTTGTGTAGTTTTTTCCAGTGTGTTTGTGTCATGATTGTTTAGTCTCCTTCAACCCATAAGTTACAGTTATATCCATTGCGCCATCGCCTAAAATCGTTTCGCCCCATTCCCTTTTCGCAATTTCAGTCATAGCTCCAGATGTAACACTTGAAATAAAGCCCTGCACATCTTCGCTGTTAAATTCGGCGTCGGTCATTTTGATGTCGATTATTATTTGTACGTGTTTCATATTGCCAGCTCCTCTCCCGTTAGTGCAAAGTAAAGGTTTTGAAGTTGGTGTACGTGTTTGATATGATGTAAATATATTTCAACATCTGCAACGTGCATTTCTACAATTCCTTCATAATTATAAAATATATCACAAAATCCAAAATCTAAATAATATGAAGTAGGGCGATTCCATTCCATTTTTTTAAACCCTAATTTTAACAACCATTCTTTGGTAAGTGGGATTGGTTCTATGTCATCGTATGGGATACATTCATTAAATATTGTACTTGCCCCGTCGCACATAATGTCAATAACTTGTTGGTTTGCTCCAAGAACATTAACGCAATTCCCTATTCTTAATTCTGATGCTTTCATATCAATTCAAATTTAATTTTTTGTATAATTTCTTTTTCTAAACTTGCCAAACTTGTAAACCAAAATAAATCGTCTGGCAAACCACTATAAGAAATATATGGTTTCCATTCTTTTTTATCTGGCAAAACAAATCGTTTCGTAACTTTCAAATATTGGACGGCAAACTTTTCACCGCCGCTAATACCAATATTCTTTTTTATAATTCTAATTATCGGAAACATGATCATCTCTCCCAACTTGGTAAAAACAATGTGTTAATTTCTTTTTCGTTTTCGTACCCTTCAAACGATGCGAAAACGTCTCCAGTTGCCTCAAATTTTTCCATACAACTTTTGTATTTTTCAACATCACAAAGGTAAATTTCGCGAGCTCGTTCAATGTCCTCTTCGCTAAGTTGATAGATTTTCGCCAAATACGGGAATGATTTTTCTTGTACGATAAAAATGAATCTAACATCGTCGCCGCCCATAGAGTCGATATACATTGCATTTTGCACATCGTAGCGGTACTTATAAGCGGATTTCAAAAAGCCCGTACCAGCGTCCTCAGTTGTTTTGTAATCGATAATTACTTCGCGGCCGTTCAACTCGTCTAATTCAGGCAAATCGCTTCGAAACTCGGCAATGTACTTATCCAACTTCGATTTCATTTTAACGCCGTCGCGTGTTTCCCAAAGTACCGTTTTTTCGCATTCCCCTGCATGATTCAACAATGCTGCAATTGATGGGTTTCTGAGTAACGCGTCTTTCATTGGTTGCGCTAAATCTGCGTAATCTTCTGAAACCATTGTTTTGATACCGCATTCCTCAACCTCATTTGCTAGCCACTCTTTGTAAGCGTTTGTTGCACGTGGTTTCGCCCCGCCAATTTGAGCCATAACCGCGCGTTCTTTAAGGATATAAAAATCCAAACTCAAACGCTCAGGCTCAAATAAATAAGCGTGATAAAATTTACCTAATCTAAGCGCCTTAGTGTCGAGCGGTGTGCGACCTTCCCAAATTCGCTCAAAATAATACTTCAATGGGCTCTTGTTGATTAAGTCTAACCCTGACTTGCCGATTCGTTTATTGTCGGCGTGATAATCGTAAAAATTTTCTTGTACCATGCTGCAAATATAAAATAAAATATTTGATATTGACAAATTTTTTGTTATTTTTGCGACATGTTAAAATTAATTATTTCAGGAAATATCGGCCAGGATGCTGTTATCCGCGACGGCGGTAATGGTCGCAGCGCAATTGGATTCAGTGTTGGCACATCTAAAAAAGTAAAAGACGAGTACGTTACAACGTGGGTAAAATGTACAAAATGGGTTGCCTCGGGTGGGTCGCTTACCATTGCGGATTACTTAAAAAAAGGTGTTAAGGTTTTGGTTGTTGGTGAAGCGGGTTGTGAAGTTTACCAAGAAAAAGCGAATTTGATTTGTAATGTAATGGAAATTGAATTGATGTCAAAGAATGAAGGTGGCGCGGCTCAGGTGCAACCAACTCAGGCGGCTCCAAGTGTTGAACCCGATTTACCTTTCTAATCATGAGTAAGACAATAAATGATCTAAAAAAACGCTGCACGGATGAAAATATATCCATGAATAAACTTTGCAAATCCGTTGGGGTTAGGCGTGAATTAATTTCAAGGTACGATAAAAAGACGCCCGTTGCCATTGCAGCAGTCGAAGCCTTGACAATGCAACTGGATAAAATGAAAGCAGTTCGTTTGGGAATGGTTGTTTGTGGTAATGTTAATTGTGGGGAGATTTATGCAAGCACGAAAGAGACTTGCCCGCAATGTGGTAAAATGTCATAGAATTGTAAAAAGTTTTAAAAAGTGTTACATTGTGTTAAAAAGTTTGTATTTTTGAATCATGGAAAACGAAACGAAATATAAAAACAACGAGGAATTACTTTTATTTATAGCTCCTTTGACAAAATTAGCAACTCAAATGATTTTAGCTGGGGTTTTGAAAAAAAATGCAATTAGGCATTTTACAAACAGAGGTTTATCTTTTGATGCTTCTGAAAACATTGTAAATATTGCAATATTCCAAGCTAGTGAATTTCAAGTTTAAAACTAAAAACTAAAAACAAAAAAGATATGATTAACAGAATTTTAAACAGACCAAGTCGCAAGGAATTGCGCGCTGAAATCGACAGACTTCAAAAGAGATTACACGGTTGCGAAAATGGAGTTGCAACCGCCTCGCGCGATTGGGCGAAAACCGATTGTGCATTAAGGAGTGAGATTGAAAACCTTACAAAATCATTGGGCAAAACTAAAATTGAGTGCGAAAGATTGGGCGCGCAGAACCAATTCTATTGGAGCGGATTAGGCAGATTATCATTGGCTTACAACGAAGGCTTCGACAAAATGGTCAAAGAAAAAAACGACCAAATTGTAAAACTTCAAACCGAATTGAGTTTAGCTCAAACTGAATCGGAATCATTCAAAAAAGGCGCAATGAAACAAATTATTGATTTGAAAAAAGACGTTAATTTTTGGAGTACCGAAAATGAAAAATTCTTTAAATCAAACTCCGAACTAAAGGTAAAGCTCGAAAAATTTGAAGCGGCCAAGAAAAAACGCGATGAAAAGAACGCCGAATTTATGCGAAACAAACGCGCTCAGAATCCTAATTATGGAAGGAGTAACAAGAAATGAGTATTATATTTTTCTTTGCCGCATTTGGCTTGGTTGCGTTTTTTATTGTTGGGTACTTTGTTGTTTTGAATGCTTGGAACAACATTAAAGAGGTTGAACCGAAAGAGATCCCAGACGTTTATGATTTGCCGAATTGGGAAAAATTGAATCCGATTGCGAAAAATGCTAATCGCGAGTTGAACAAAATGTATAAAGGTAAAATGAGAGGGGAATTAGTGTGAGTATTAAGGATGTTTTTTTAAATAATGTTGAATTATCTTTTTTGTACAGAGATAGCTTAAAGGGTATTATTAGCAAAGATGATTTAGCAGAAACGCAAAAATCACAATTAATTGAATTTGCCAAAAATGAACAATTCAAAGCAATTGATACTATAAATAAACTACTTATAGGGAATCCAGAAACAACTTTTGAATTTTGGGCGCAAAGACATGGTAGTTTTAATGACGCTCAAAGGATCTTGAATTGGTTAATACTTGAACCTGTTGATATTAGAGGGTTTTCATTCGAATAATTAAATTAAAAAATAAAATAATATGATACAAGAATTTAGGGAGTACATAGCAGAAATAATAATTTCAATCGCTTTTTCAATAATGCCAAAAAGCGAAACAAAACAAAGTTTTTCTAATTGGATATTTAATGATTGTTTGGAAAAAATTAATAAACGGAACCATGCCAGCAAGTAGAATAATCGCAAACCATGTATTTAAAAGCATGGCAGAAAAATTGCATCAAGAAATTAAATCAATGCAAAAAAACAGCATTACCACAACCGATCTTAAACAACTAATCGGCGAAGATAATTTTAAACGATTTGAAGCGAATTGCACAAAGCCAGTTGAAACGGTTTTAAAAGAAACCGAAAAGCACCAAATTATAATTGATTCATTCAGTTGGTATAATTCAATTGAAGCGCTTGAAGTTGGTCGTTCTGATTTTGGTTTTAAGTTCTGGTCAGACGTGAATGAGATGTACATAGATAAAATTTTAAAAAGATGATAGAGACATTTTTAGAAGTAAATAGCTTGCCGTATAATATTAATGATTTTAAGGCAAAGGGAGGGAATAACGCAATGAATGCTGACCGCAAATGGTGTTATAAATTTTTGCACTCTCACGGGTGGACGATTCAACAAATTGCGGATGCTTTCGGGCGTGATAAGTCAACTATTTGGAGTAGTTTGAAAAAATAAATTATGAGAGACATAAAGAAAATAAAAATGATTACACCTTTCGAGTTTAAAATCGAATACGAAGAGGTGTTAAAAGACGAAAACGAAAAGCCAGTTGTTTTGGAAATTTCAAAAATTATGAGATTTGAAGCGCATGAAGATTTATTGAATGCCTTAAAAAATATGACAATTCACTTATCGGCGCTTTGCGAATTTCATGAATTTTTAATTGCAAAAGAAGCCCCCGAGTTGATTGAAAAATTTGAAACGACTGGAGTAAGTTGGGGCGGGCATAGTGAGTATTGCGGAGTTACAATCGTTGGTAAAAAGCAACTAAAAGAAAATAGGGTATTGAATTTAGTAAGCCCTTTTTGTATGTTTCAAAACGAAAATTCTTTTTACGATTTTGATTACCAACTTATGGTTGACGCTTCAATTTTACACGGTGAAATTTTGAACTATTTGGACGGTAAATACGCCCCAAGTAAACAACTTGAACTTGAATTGACATGACCAAAAATTTAAGACCTTACCAAGAGAGCGCAATACAAAATATTGCGCTTTCTTTTTCCAAATTAAATAAAAGAGTGATACTTTGCATGCCAACGGGAGCGGGTAAGTCCCTTGTGTTTTCGCGCATTGCAACGCTTACGGCTGCGAAAGGTAATAAAGTTTTAATCCTTACACACCGAATCGAGTTAAAAAGCCAAGCCGAATCGTATGGGTCAAATTGTACAGTTATTATGGTGGAAACTTTAAACAACCGAATTAAAGAAAATCCCGAGTTTTTAAAAGGAGTTGATTTGATTATTATTGACGAATGCCATATTGGTAATTTCAAAAAGATTTTGGATATTGCACCTGGTGAAGTTTGCGTAATTGGTTGCACAGCCACGCCAATAGCAAAACCGCCACTAAATAAATACTATTCTGACATTGTCGAGCCTGTCGACATTGCTGAGTTAATCGCAACGGGTTATTTAGCACGGCCAAAAAGTTACCAAAAGAAAATTAAAGGAGTTGATTTTGACGCGTTGGTTATTAAACAAGGCGAATTTACTTCCGAAAGTTTAGGCAAGCAATTTAATCAAATCCGTAATTTTGGCGGGGTTGTTCAGGATTATATTGAAAAAGGCAGCGGGCGTAAATCGATTGTTTTCTGTTGTTCAATAGATCACAGCATAAACGTTGCAACCGAATTTGAAAACAACGTTATAAACCCCGTGTATTGCATTCATTCTAAACAAAAGAAAGAAGATAGGGGGAAATTTATTGAGGCGTTCCTGAGTAGTCCGAATGGCATTCTTGTAAATTGTGGAATTGCAACCACTGGCTTTGATTGTCCAGATATCAAAATTGTGATTGTAAATCGTGCAACTTTGTCTTTGCCATTATGGATGCAAATGTGCGGACGTGGTTCGCGTGTTATCGACCTGGTGAAAACTGAATTTGAGATTTGGGATTACGGGGATAATATCGCACGATTAGGGCATTGGGAGCAGCGTATAAATTGGAAACAAGTTTTTAATGAACCCGAAAAAGTACGAAAATCAATCGGTATGCAGAGTTTAAAAGAGTGCGACGGTTGCGCAGCTAGGATTCCAACTTCTGCGCGTTTTTGTCAATATTGCGGCGCTACATTTGAGGTTGCTGCAAAGGATATTTTAGAAGGCGAATTGACCGAGGTTGATTATAGGGACGTTGCTTTGTTAAACGGGAGAAAATTATTCTCTTTATCGGTTGTTGAATTGGCTCAGTTGGTAAAATACAAAAAACTAAAAAAGGTATATTTTGAGATGGTTCTATATTTTTCGGGGCGTATTCAGGAATTGGACCAGTACTGGAATGACAAAGAATATAAAATCGGATACAGAAAAAAGCGTATTGAATTTTTCGGTACATTTACAAAAGGCCTTAATGATTACGCGGTTAGGATATGAGGCAATGGACATCAATTGAAATTGAATATCTTATTAAGAATTATTCTAAATCTAAAATACAAGATATTTGCAGCCATCTCGGATTTTCACGGCAAAGAATTTATGACAAAGCGCAAAAATTGGGACTGAAAAAAACTGTATTTTTTACAACCGTTACAGAAAAAAGTAAAGCAACCCAATTTAAAAAAGGTTGCACTGGATGGAATAAAGGATTAAAACTTGGAGCCGATTGGAATAAAGCAACGCAGTTTAAAAAAGGTCAAACGGCTTGGAATAAATTGCCAGAAGATGTTAAAGAAATTTCACTTTTAAATAGTAAAATTAGTAAAATAGTAAAAGAACGAAACAAAAGATATGAGAAACGAAACCAACACAATAGCGGATTTGCGGAATGAGTTGTTTGAGACTATTCGACAGCTCAAAGAAAACGAAATTGACAATGAAACTGCCATGACTATAAATCATTGTGCAAAAACCATTGTCGAATCCGTAAAAGCAGAAAATCAATTTATTAAAATATTAGACGAAAGTCAAGCACCTACTAAATTTTTTAAGATATGAGACAACAAAACAAAATCCATAAACCAGAACTTTACAACGACCATTTTCAAAATTATAAAAGATACAACGTCCCTAAAGCGCAATTAATTATTGCGGATATTCCATACAATTTAGGGAATAACGCATATGCCTCAAACCCTGCATGGTATGTTGACGGGGATAATAAAAACGGGGAAAGCAACCTTGCAAATAAGGAATTTTTTGATACCGACAAAGATTTTAGAATTTCAGAGTTTTTACACTTCTGCAGCACAATGTTAAGACCAGAACCAAAAGAAAGCGGCGCTGCTCCTTGTATGATTGTTTTTTGCGCATTTGAACAGCAATTTGAGTTAATTGAAAAAGCAAAAAAATACGGGTTAGTAAAAAGCATCAATTTAGTATTTCGCAAAAACTTTTCTGCTCAGGTTTTGAAAGCCAATATGAAAGTAGTCGGTAATTGTGAATATGCTATTTTGTTGTATCGTGATAAATTGCCTAAATTTAACAACAACGGTAAAATGATTTTTAATTGCATGGATTGGGTTCGAGATAATGAAACCGAAAAAGTACATCCAACACAAAAACCAGTGAAATTATTAGAACATTTAATTGAGATTTTTACAGATGAGGGGGATGTTGTTATAGACCCTTGCGCTGGTTCGGGTTCAACTTTGCTAGCGGCTGCACAAAGAAATAGAAAGGCTTTCGGGTTTGAGATTAAAAAGGATTTTTTTAAACTGGCAAACGAAAAAGTATTAAGTCGTATTCAACAAAGATTATTTTGATATGAGAATTTCAGAAGTAAAAAATATGGATTGCATGGAATACATGAGCCAGTTCTCTGATAGTTATTTTGAGTTGGCAATTGTTGACCCTCCGTATGGGATTGGTGAAGATGGAAGTAGAAATCATACACGTGGCAAATTATCAATTGCAAAAAATTATAAACCATTTAGCGGATTTGACAAAGAACCCGAATCTTATGAATATTTTATCGAATTAAAACGAGTTTCAAAAAATCAAATTATTTGGGGGGCAAATCATTTCATTGAAAATATACCACGTTCAAATAGTAGTTGTTGGATTGTGTGGGATAAAATAAACGGAAATTCCGATTTTGCGGATTGCGAATTAGCTTATACTTCATTCACATCTGCAGTTAGAAAATTTCAATACAGATGGAATGGAATGTTTCAGCAAGATATGAAAAATAAAGAATTTCGTATTCACCCCACTCAAAAGCCAGTCGCATTATACCGTTGGCTTTTACAAAACTACGCAAAACCAAACGACAAAATTTTAGATACTCATTTGGGGTCAGGCAGCAGCCGTATTGCAGCAGATATGGAAGGCTTTGATTTTTACGCTTGTGAACTGGACACTAATTATTTTAATGCCAGCCAAAAAAGATTTAACGATTACAAACTTCAAACTAAACTATTATGAACGTCTCATTATTCCCCAACATAACCAAAACAACTGGCGCGGCGGATTTGGCAATTGATAAAATCCTTGCCGACATTCGGGACGGGACTTGGCAAGACTTATCACTTAAAATTGCAAACGAAACGGACAAAAAGAAGCGCACCGAATTAAAGCGCTCAGCTCCGTATTTCACAATTTCGGGAACTTTTGAAACGCGAAACAATAAAGGCATTAAAGAACATTCGGGGTTGATAGGTTTGGATTTTGACGATTTACCAAATATTGAAGATGTATTCCAAAAGCTCAAAACTGATAAATATACATTTGCATTGTTTAGGTCAATCTCTCAGCGCGGATTATGTTGTATTGTAAAAATCGACCCAAATAAGCACTCAGAGAGTTTTCTTTCACTTGAAGACTATTATTGGCGCTTACTTACTTTGACAATTGATTCGAGTTGCAAAGACTTAAGTAGACCGCGTTACGTTTCTTGGGACAAGGAATTATACCACAACCCTAATTCGGTGCAGTTTACAAAGTTGCTAGCAAAAAAGCAACTTGAACCACCTAAACGCGAAAATATCGTACATACCAAATCGAGGTTTGAAAGAATCATGGAAAATCTTGACCGTGATATTACGGGCGATTATTTACAGTGGCGAAATATTGGTTTTGCAATTGCCAGTGAGTACGGGGAAAGCGGTTTGCATTATTTTCACCATGTCAGTAGCTTCCATGAGAATTACAACCCTGACCAGACAGAAAAAGTTTATAAATTCTTTTCAAGAAAGCACAATGGCGGTATTACAATTGCGAGTTTTTACTATTATTTGAAGCGTGAAGGATTTGAATATATTTCACCGAATGAGGCAAAGACTGAACAGATAGTTCACATGTCAAAAGCCAGTGGAAAAAGCAAAGACGAAATAATTGAGATACTAGATAAGGAAATTGGAACGGCTGCCATTGATATGGAAATTGTCGATAAAACGCTCTCAACATCTCAGGACGCGCTTCCACTATCTGACCCGAAAAAACTCGACATAAATGCTGTTGAATTATGGTTAAAAACAAATTACAATATTAGACGTAATTTAATTACACGCTTTTACGAGTGCGACGGGCGGGAACTTGAAACGGAAGATTTAAACACGATTTTTATCAAAGGGAAAAAGATATTTCCGAAACTTTCGCGCGACATTTTTGACACGGTTTTATTCAGCAATTTTACGCCAACTTGCGACCCAATACGCGAATATTTTGACAGCGTAAAATGGGACGGTAAAGACAGATTAACCGACCTTGCACGGTCAATAACATCAAACACGGGAAATTTCGAATTTCGGTTTAATATGCTAAAAAAGTGGCTAATAGGCATTATTGAAAGTGTCTATTCTGAAAATCCGAATATTCTTTGTTTGGTTTTGGCAGGTAAAAAGAACACGGGTAAAACAGTTTTCTTTAAAAAGTTGCTGCCAAAAGAATTGAAATATTATTTTTCGCTGAGTCAGTTGGATAAGGGCAAAGACGATGAAATATTGATGTGTCAAAAGTTGATTATTTTCGATGATGAATATTCGGGGAAATCAAAACAAGACAGCAAGAAAATGAAAATGTTACTTTCAACTGACTACTTTACACTCAGAGAGCCATACGGGCGTAAAAATGTAACACTGAAACGACTGGCTACACTTTGTGGAACTTGCAATGAAATAGAAATATTGAACGATCCAACGGGCAATCGTAGAATTATTGTATTTGAAGCGTCTGGACGTTTTGATTATGATTTGTACAACTCACTGGATAAGGGGCAGTTATTCTCTCAGATTAAAGCTATTTACGAAAGCGGGGAAAATTCTACGTTAACGGGCGAAGATATTGACAGGCTCGAAGATGTTACAGGAAAAGAATATGCGGAGGTGAATATTGAATCTGAGTTGATTTATGAGTATTTTGAGCCTACTGAATCGATTATCAACTTTAAAACGACTACTTTAATCAAAGACGATTTAGAAGGGCGTACAAATCAACACCTTTCTATTAAACGTATAGGAATGGCACTTAGAGAGAGTGGGTTTATTAGAACAAAGAAAAACGGGGTATTCGGGTATTTAATACGTGAGAAAATACATAAAAACGAAAATGAAGTACAGGAAGAGTTGCCGTTTTAAATTATAACGGTATATTTGCATTGATTTTGTACTTCGTATCTTTTTACCATGTAGGGGCAGTTTAGAAATAGGCTGCCTTTATTTTTTGCGTTCTGGTTGCTCAATAAAAAACCCCAAATCAATTAAGACTTGGGGCTTTTGCTGTCTTTCCAAGCTGTCATTGGTAAATTATGATTAAGAAGGATCGGTTAAGAAGTGAACCTCGGCACTCTATACGTTTACGCAGCACAGAACGGTAGTCAGGACAGGATTCGAATCTGTAAGTACGTCTACCATAGTGGAGTTCTGTTTCAAACGTGCCTATTCAGACCTATCACCCTGCGTCTTCCATTCCGCCACCTAACTAAATATTTTACTTCATAAACCTTTCTTTTGCGCTTTTTGAATTATGGCATTTATCGCACAAAGGTTGGTGATTTTCCTCATTCCAAAATTCGCCACCTAATCGCACTGGCTTTATATGGTCTAATACATTTGCCATTGCACGTTTACAAGCGTGGCAAATTGGATCACGCCTTAAACGAGCTTCACGTAATTTTCGCCACGCTGTTGTATTGTATTCGGTTGTATAAAATTCACGCTTACCCGAAAATGCTTTTTTCTTTTCAGTTTGAGCGGATTTTTTAAAACCTGGCATAGTTGGCATGGCACAAAGTTAATATTTTTTGTGTGGGTCAATATTCCCAACTTCATCAACTTTTAATTTTCTGAGGTTGTTCATTTCGATTCGCTTTTCGTTTCCGTTTGATTCATTTTTAATCCATCCGTAAAAGACGCCTTTAATTTCTTGGACTTGCACCAGTCGAAACCAAATACCGTTTAATTTAAAACGGTTGCCTCGTAAAAATCCGTTATGGCTTCCTAGTGTTGTTTGTTCTGTTATTTGTGGAGTGCAGTTCATTTTTCTTAAAAAGTTTAACAATAAATAGTACAATCATTGTCAGTGCAAATAATATTGCCAGACATAAAATGACTGATGTTGCAAAGTATAGGATTATTATCATTTGTTACCTCCGTATGTTAAATCCAAATTGCAGTTTCACCAACATATTCAGTCTCTCCTAATTCCTTATTAACTACATGGATATAAGATTTACCGTCTTCATTGTGGATTACACTACCGTAAAAATTATTGTTTTTGTCTTTGTAAACAGACACAATTTTAGGTTGACCAAATAGCAATCTTGCTATAAATAGTTTAATTTTATGTTTCATTATTTACCTCCGTATCCTAATGCCCATAAAATTAGAAATAATAACATAATTAATATGATTATACGTATTGCTATTACATAATTAGATATAATTACATTATCATTTTTTTCTGGTGGATTTCTTTTATTTAAATAATATTTCATTTGTTACCTCCGTATGTTTCGTTGTATAATTCTAAAATCTCTTCATTTGTTATTATTGCATAACTAAAATGTGATTTACCTAATTCAAAAATTTCTTTTGTAAACTTAATTAAGTTTAGTTCATGTTCCTTCTCTATTTCTTTGGCTTCGTTTCTTGCTTTAAGCATACCATCTAAAAACTCCTCTTGATTTACCCATTTCCTTTTCATTAACTCTATCAAATTGAAAGTTCTTTCTGCAAATAAATCCACTGACGTTTGTTGTTTATTGTTGCTCATAGTTTTTCTATTTCTTGTTTTACTTGTTGCCAATAATTATCATAATATTCAGTTTCACATTCAGTAATTACTATTAATATCTCATTAACGCAAATCAATGCGCATTCTTTAGCAATCCAATAAGCATCTTGGTCGGGGTACAAACCAAAAATATTATTAAATAATTCTTCCGCTTTTTCTTGTGGGGTCATTGCTCACCTCCTCCGTAGGTTTGTTCGTGATATTCAATAGGTGTTCCGCAAGTGTCGCAACACTCCTCAAAGGTTACTCGCTCATTACATATATATGCGTCACATTCTGGACAATATGCGTCAACTGCCGTTTGTTGTTTATTGTTGCTCATTTTATTTATGATATTCTTTTTTACATGATTTACAATTTTCAAATATTTCTTCATTTGTTAATTTACAAATGCGAATTTGGTCAAATCCAAGAAAATTAAATTTGCATGATTTTATACATGTGTATTCATTTGATGTTTCTTTTTTGTTTCTTATAAAATCTATTGAATAAAAATTGGGTAATCTCTTTTTAATTTTCTTTTTTAGTTTTCTTGGTATTCGCCTGCTTTTGCCGTTGCTCATAAAACCCTCTCAATTATCATTTTAAATTCGTCCAAATTGCGCACAATGTAATACATAAAGCCGTGTTTAGTTACCAGCGTTTCCCATTCTTTCTGTTCGGGACTTTGCCTTCCTTTCGTAGTTTTCAGCTCAAAAAAATAAGCGCGTCCAAGCCAGTACAAAGTCAAATCGGAACGACCCTGAATAAGTCCTTTTAATTTGTTTCGATGCCCGTCAATCGCATTTTTTGAGTTGTTCAAATTATAGCAAAACAAGCCCCTTGTTTCGGGGTAATTATTCCACATATATTGTACGATGTCTTCCTGTAAGCGATCCTCAGATTTTTCCATTTTGACCCATTAAAGTTTTAGCATCCTGAACGAATTGTTCAACATCTTCAATACCGCGTAAAGCGTTTACACATGCTACAATTCGTTCAAAGTTTTCGTGGTCTAGTTTACTTGGGTTCAATACATTTGCTATTGTGTAGCGTCTATTGTAGACTAAATCGGATTGGATTCGTAGCAATGATTCAGGACTATTGCGGATAATCCACGGGGTTTTAGATGTGTTTGTCATAAGCGCTGCACTGAAATAACCTTACATTCCTGACTGCTCTCAAACACATTGCACCCATTTTGACTAACAGAACCATTCGAACCGAGCCCAAACGACCCAGAAACAATAACGCTTAGCGTATCTTTTAATCCCGCCTCAGAAACTTGCACACGTACTTTATGCCATACTTTTTGAGGTTGTTTGCAACTTATTCCAATAAAAGCAAACAATATAAAACTTTTTGTTACCATACAGCGAAATACGGCTAAATATTCTATATTAACAAATAATATTCTATAATCGCATTATTTATAATCATTCTAATTAGTTACATACAAATGACACGTTCCAATAAATTGGACACTTTTGTCATAGTAATGTAAATATATGGTACCTTGGGTATGGTAAGGTAAGTAAAATAAAAATACTCGTTACCCGTATCAATGTATTATAAACGCTATACTCTATACTTGGTAGGGTAATGAAGGTAACTAAATATTATAAATATTACATGAGATATATGATACATCACATATTGCACATTTTATGTTATATATCCCCCTAAGAAAACGCGTTTTCTTCTTACTCCTTACCCTAATATTTATTAAATTTATAATTGACAATAGTTTACATCGAAGGTAAGATTTGGGTTAGATTTTTTTATTTAAATCTTCTTACCCGAATTTGTTTTTTATTTGGTAGTTTGGTATCTTTGAAAGCATGGAAGTATTTAAAAAAATAAAAACTCATGGCAAATATGAAGTGAGTAACTTTGGAACTGTCAGGAACGTTGAAACTAAAAGAGTATTGTCTAAACGAGTATCTAAGATGGGAATTGAAATTGTTGCGTTATCTGGAGGCGTTACAACTTATCATTATGTTCGAAGGTTGGTGGCTCAGCAATTTATAGATAATCCAAAGAAACTAGATTGCGTTGGACATATAGATGGTAATCGATTGAACTGCCACGAAAGTAATTTGTATTGGTGTGATTTAAAACATTTGAAATCAGTATACGCTCGAAAGAAGTGTCAAATAAAAATCAAAGGTCTGCCAGGATTGTTTAGAAACGTTTCAGATTGTGCAAAGTTTTTTAACGTCTCGAATGATGTGATTAAAAAGATTATCGAAACGAATGATATAAATAATTCTTTTAATATTGAATGGAATGTTTCTTCCCCCCAGTAGGGTAAAAATCCCCGCTCAGGGGGCTGTAAAC